TCGTGTAATCGTTCGCGTACACGATGAAGGTGGTGCGCGGGTCAAGCGTGTACAGTCTGAACGGCACCTTCTCCTGTTCCCTCTTCGGGAAGGCAAGCCTGTAACCGGTGCCGCATATCATCTGCCACTCGACAAGTTCACGGTCTCTCGTGACTTTGCCCTCGACACGCATCATGTCATTCAGAGTTGCTACGGCAGAGGATACAGACTCGTCTTCCGAGGAAGAAATGTACTGGATCGGCTTTCCCGCCAGGTAGCCGACCTTAAAGCTCACTATCGCGTTCGCCCGGTTCTGAACGATCCGCATGTTTATCTCAGGCCTCTGCGTCTTCACCTTGCCGAGGATGGGCTGTTTTCCGAGGTAGTAGTTGTAGAGGTAGTCGATGTCTCCGCGATTGATTGCGTGTGTCACCATCGAGTTCTGAAGCACCTCAAGCACGTTCGCCCTCGTCACCTCTTCCGCATCAGAAAGGATGACCTTCCGACCGAAGCACAGCTTCTTTGCGAAGATGACACCCTCGTCCTGTTCCCCGCTCTTTTTCTTCGTCTCTTCACTCATAAGTTCAGTTCTCCGAGCATAAAAAAAGAGGACAAGCCCGAAAGCCTGTCCATCAATTCATCTGTCCTGTTTATTTATCTATTTCGATTTTGCGCTTCAGTGACCGCTGTTGTTCAACCACTGTCACTGTAGTTCCGCTCTGTTCCTTTTTTATCTCTGCCACCTTGCCGTTATTGATGATGGCGTTCACCGCGTCAATAAGGTCGGGCATCTTTCCGATATCGATCATTTAAAAGGAGGGTCTATGGCTTTTAATTCCCGACCCCCAGGGAATTGCTGATTCCATGCTGATTCCGGTGTCAGAATGGAACCATCAAAGGATTCGGTGCGAAGGGCGGGACTTTTGTGTCTGCCCCGCCACAGACAGTAAGTGAAAGGAACTGGGAATGAAAAACCCAAATGCACTGTACCATTATGTTACATAACACAGGTTTAGACTTTTGTCAACTATTGTTGAGTAATTTCTATACTTTTGGGGATAATTAAAAGATCCTGCGCCGCAGCTGGACCTTCGCAGAGCCGAAGAACGCGTTCGTGATGACCATCGCAAGGGAGTCCGGGGCATCGTCATGCCGGTTCTTGCCCTCGAAACTGAATGAGAACAGGTTCTGCATGAACATGTTGTACTCCTTCGACCGCACACCGCTGTTCAGGAACACCATGCATGTGCGGATGTCCGGTGCCTTATCGTATATCCTCTGCTTCTTGCCCTGCTGACCGCTCCAATGCTTGGTGGTGGTCTGAATGTTGAGCCGGTAATTATGCTCCTTCAGCTTTTCCTCGATGCCTTCAGCGTAGGATGAGGTCACTTTCGTGCCTTCAACGTACATCGCGGACACGCCCCACTCCATTGCCTTCCGCGCCACCATCGGCTGCGTTATCATTTTGTCACCATTATTGAAAACCACATCCACAATATACAAATCGGTATCGTACTGGTAGACCACAGGGGCCGATACATAGTCTCCGCCGCCCCACGCAGGGTCAACCACCATGAATACCCTGTCAGGGTCAACCCCTTCCGGCAGGACTCCATTGTAGTACCGCATGTCCGCAGGCGTGAACAAGGCTCCGCTCTCCTCGATCGGCTGTCCCATGTACGGGGCGTACCACATAGCCATATCGTCTGACAGTTCGTACGATGCCCTGATGACCTTGTAGTCCTGTGTCGAGAACCCTTTCCCGAACAAGTACTCGAAGTTGGACTCGTCATCGTCATTCATCGCAGGCAGATTCACCTCTTTGAACTTGATGTTCGCGCAGTCCGGCGAGTTCAGAAGCATGTTCAACCTGTTTGAAATGCAGTCAGACAGCGACCAGTGCGTTCCGATCCACAGTATCTTGCATCCGCTCTTGGCTCTGGACAGAAGGTTTGCCTTCACTGTCCCCCATGTCGATGCGAGGATGTCCTTGTTCCGCGCCTCGTCAACGCCTGAGTGCAGGTCATCCGCGATCAGAACGCCCTCGCAGTCACATGCTCCGTTCAATGTACCATGCACGGACCGGCACGTTATCGACTTGTACTTCTTCTTCCGTCCGACATCGATGAGGCAGTCCTTCGCATCCGTAGCCGCCAATTTGAAATCTGGGAAGATGGACGGAAGGTCGTAGGTCGCAGGATCCTGCATCACCTCAAGGATGCCGTTATAATATGTCTTCACCACCATTTCTGTGAAGGATGAGTACAGGTTCGACTTGTTCGGGTACTTGCACACATACCAAATGATGAAGAACATAACAAGAGTGGATTTTCCTATTCTCGGAGGACAGCTTATGAACAACTCGTCCAAATCCCCGTAGATGAACTCTTCCAGGATGTCCGCAAGGAACTGCAACTGCTTCCGCCTCGGCAGCCAAAACTTGTCCGCATCCGCCCTGTACCACTCCAACGCTATCATGAAATCATCGAATTTCTCCGGCGCGGTCATGATGTAGGACTGGTGCAGCAGTTCGTAACACGCCGCAGCATCCGAGTCCCCCTTGCTCACCACTGTCTTCATTGCCGACCGGAACGCCTTCACATAGGTGTATGCCGACCGCCAGTCATCATCGTACAGATGCCCTATGCACCCGAACGCCTCTTCGTACTGGCCCCTCGCCATGAAGGTCATCATCGAGTCCCTTAACTTCTCCCGTGTCTCGGAATCCAGTTTCGTCTTCTTCGCCATATCTCCACCCATAAAAAATGGACAGACACCCCTTGAGGCACCTGTCCATCAATTCTGTTTTAGTTCTGATCAGAGCAGTTTATTTACTTGATAAACCAACTCGTCAATAACCGCGCGCATTGGAATATGGTCAATCGCCGCCCGCCTTTCCATCGTGATGCAGGCAGTGACCTCGTCTACCTTCGCGCGTACTTCGATGCATCCGGGAATCTGAACAGAATCCGTGATGCTTATTGAGACTTTTCTGCCGGAGAATTTCCCCGCGAGGTCTTCCTCGATAAGCCTAGCACTGTCATCGTCTGTTCTCATGTCAAACCTTCCTTCTCAGCCTTCCACTTTGCGTATCTGTCCTGTACGATTTTGATCGCCTTGCCTGCATCGGGTTCGTCAAGGTAGACGGTGCGCTGGCTGTAAGGGAACTGCTTTCTGTCCCATTGACGGTCGTTCCGCACGTCCCGCTCTGTCCACTCCGCAGTCTCTGAAGAATGCATAACAACAGGTTCGCTTGTATACCTCGGAGCCATGTAGTGCGGTCCATAGACATTGTAGCGATACACCAGCTTCTCCTTTACGGCTTCGATTCCATCATCCGCAGAGTCGTACTCCTCGATCACATAGCACTCATATGCGTCCGACTTGTTGTGGTTCGCACAGAAGACCTCTGCCTTGTCCCTGTCGAGGAACACCGCCTCAATTCCGTATGAGCTGTACTCCCCAGCTGTCACCACATACACCTTCATTCTTCCACCTCTCTTACTCCTGAAGTCACTAAGTACTCGGCCTCTCCGTCAACCACTAACATCCCAAAACCTACTGTTCTGAGCAGGTCTATCACTGCCCACAACGGCACCCGTGTCGGCATCTCGCCTAACACATCGTCTATACTGACCCTCTTCTTCCCGTTCACCGCATACACGGAGGCCCCTAAGTACTTCAGCGTCTCGCGGAACATCCCCGCCATGATCCGGTCTCCTGTCAGCAATGACGAGTAGTAGTTCTTCGCATAACCTTGCTCCAGCGCACACCGCGTCCTGTTCGTCCCGTGGTTACGCATAACCCTCTCAACCACCTCTGCATAGTTCATTCCCATAGTCTCCTCTCACTTATGTCTAGTCCTCTCTGAAACAGACTATACCGCATTGACCTATATATGTCAACCCCCATCCAGTATAGTTTTTTCTAAACCATATACCCCCCTTTTTTGTATTTAAAAAATTTTCCGAGAGGACACTTTTACAGAAACGCTCCAGGAGTATATGGATCTGACAGATGCATGGGGACTATAGGGGTATATAACTAAGACTATAAGTCCTTTTTATTTAAGGCGAATATATTAGGGGGTTAAGGGGGCTTGTTTGGTTTATCTCATACCCCCACAGGGCACCGCTCAGTTCAGTATAATTAAACGCCCCATAAAAGGGGCGGAGCTTTACGCCTAAGGGAATTGTTAAAATATTAACAATCTCCGTCCCTGTGCTGCACCAAAGCCGGAAAAAAAGACAAAAAGCACCATATGCGGCGCGGATCGTATGATATACGCCAATTTTAACATGTATTTAACTATAATTATTCGCAAAACCAGTGTTATGCGAATAAATAAGTTACCCATTGCTAACTATCATGCTCCTGGCAGCGGATCATCAGTTACCCGGCGCTAACTATTAAAGGGGTTTACAAGTGGGTTTACAAGTTGTCTATTGCTAACTATGGTTAAATCCCTTTATACATATAGTACTAATATACTATATTAGTTAATAATATATAATTTAATAAAAGCTGTTATACTCTATTAGATATACACTTATTCTTTATTCACTACTAATACACTACTTCACTATACCTAATCCGCTATATTAGATATATCTCCGGATTGTATATCCTGGAATACATGAAATAATTCAAGTAAATTAATCACGAAAAATAGCAACTTATGCTTGTATTATATAGCGTATTATGCTATACTATAAAGGGATTAGAAAAGGCCCATACTAGCTGCAACTAGTAAAGGCCCGGCCCAATTCAAGTAATTATAGTCTAGCAAACCAAAACACTATGAAAGGGGTATATCTTATGTTATCAGTCAATCTTTCAAATGTCAAGTCAAAAAAGGATATCTATTCCGCATTTGGGATCGAGTATCAGTCCGGCAAAATCTATCATTCTGAATTCGGATTCATTCCCACTCTGTTAGTTGACGGGAACCAGAAGTTAGGCAAGGGCGTTTGGACGTTTTCCACTTTACCCACTAACAAAGAGTATACCAGCGTGATTAATGGCAAGGTATATACGGAAAAGGGGACTTGCCCTTGTCATTGCGTAGGATGTTACGCCACGACCGGAAATTATCGCTTTTCAAGTACTATCAAAGCTCTTATGGTTCGTACATGGCTTGCGCGTCACGACCCGGAATTTGTAAAGCGTGCTATCATGGCTCAAATCATCGCGGACCATGTAAAGCTTTTACGAATCCATGCTGCCGGTGATTTTTTCAGCGCTGATTATACCGCGATGTGGGCGGAAATCGTAGAATTTGCCCATGATACAGTATTTTGGACATATACAAAGAATGCAAGCGCGGAAAGCGCATTCGACAGCTTTTCAAACGCTAATATAGTCAAGTCCTGTATCCCCGGAATCGGTTTCAATTTCGGGCATTGTGATTACATCATCAAAGCATACAAAGCTTTGAAAGCTGCCGGAAACAATGTTTATATTTGCCGGTGCGGGATCGATAATAACCAGCATTGTACAACTTGTCATGGTTGCGCGGAAAGTGAATTTGTACTCTTTGTTGAGCATTCCACCGGATACGATGCAAGCGCGGACCCCGCATATAGTGAATTAGTTGGTCTCATTAACAGCCAGCCCCGTAAAGAGTTCTGATAGACGGGGCAAGGCGTGCCGGTGGTCCGGTGGTCCGCGCTTGCGGTCCGCGGTGGTTCGATTCCACTTGCGCTTTTCAGGTCGTCCGACCTGTTGTAACTGAAAACGGGCGTGTTCTGCACGTTCTGCACAATGAAAGGGGTATTTATTGATGTTCTGCGTTTATGAGGTTTTCAAGAGCGATGGCAAGCGTTTTCTGCGGTTCTGCCATCCTGACAGATTCACATGTGAATGCTGGTGCTGTAATGAAGGTTCTGTGCTGCTTTCCGTTCTGCGGGGCGTGGCGTATCTGACAATTGAATGAAAGGGGGCTTCTGCATGAAATTTACAGTTAGTTGGGCAGATGACTATGCAGGTTTTCTGCACCTTGATTCAGAAGACTATGAGCATGAGGTGTCCGTGGACATCAGCACCTGCTTTGATGAGGTCACGGAAGAATGGGATGATGACAAAGTTATGGAGCTTTCCGAGCAGGCAATAAAAGCGGCTTTCGGGCCTTCTGCAAAAATTGAATGGTGAAAGGGGGGTATCACATGTACAACTACTGGGAAGTGATGGCAGCAAGAGACCACGATACAAACGAGCTCAAAAACTGGCTGTGGATGGCAACGAACGGACAGCCGATTCCGGGCAACATCGGGAAGGATGCGATCAGATACGTTCTGATTGAGCGCGGTGAGGACGGGAAAGGATATCACAACAGCTAACCGCCTTCTGCTCATCCGGGAAAGCACACAGGTGCAGGGCTGTTCGACTCAGCCGGTGAGCATTTCAGCCTTGACAGGCTGTGATAAAATCAAATCAAACAACCATGAAAGGACGGTATGAACAATGACTATTTACGGACGGAAAATCACAGATGACGATATGGAAAACATCGGCAGCTACATGAACGATACGATCAGGGAAGAGCTTCACGCAAAGATCGGCGGTTGTGCGGAAGAAGTTCTGAGCTTCACGGAAGAGACCTTCTGCGGATGGTCGGATGAGGAACAGACGAAAGGCTACGAGAACATCGCGAGCTACATTAACGACTACGCACACGGGTTGAACGAGTCGCGCGGCTGGAACCTGTCGGATGATGAGCTTGAGCAGGTCATCAGCAGAGCGATCGACCTGTACAACGAGCAGAACGGTGAGAAAGAACCCGACTACTATTACTGGCTTGATACAGAGTATCTTTTCGGCGATTTCAACGTGAAGAAGTGGGCCTTGTACAGGGGATGCCGCACTGAGGACGGCGAGAAGAACCGAGACACAGAAGAGGTCGTGGTGTGGGGTGAGATTCCAGACACGGAAGACACGGATGAAGCATGGAGCCGGATCGATGAAGCGATCACAGCCAAGCTTGGGTTTCTGCCGGACTATGAAGTGAACTAATCCCGTCTGATGATGGCGCGGTGGTGACGTGCCGAAACAGGGCTTCTGCCCTGTCATGGGAAACCACAAACACAACATACATGAAAGGAACAAGTGACCGCATGTACTACATCAACACAAAGCACCCAGTCAGTGCATACACGGGCGGGATGCCCTACTGGAAAATCTACCGCGTCCTGTCCGAACAGCAGAACCTTCTGATAGCTGGCACGACCGGAAGCGGGAAGTCCACTGTTCTGCAAGGCGTTCTGTACACGATATGCGATTTACAGAGCGCATGTGATACGGAATTATGGCTTGCCGACCCGAAACGCGTTGACCTCATCGAATGGCTTGACAGGCGTGTTCCTCATTTGGCAAGATATGCCAATACCACAGATGAAATTGGCAAAATGATAACAGACCTCGTTCAGGTCATGGAACAGCGGTTCCGGTACATGGAACAACAGCGCATTAAGCAGTACGATGGCAAGACAATTTACCTCGTGATTGACGAGCTTGCCGACCTCACGATCAATAACAAGTCGGTTGTCGGTCACTTGACAAGGCTTCTGCAATTGGCACGTGCTGCCGGAATCCGCGTTATCATGGCAACGCAACAGCCGAAAAGGGAAGTCCTTCCGGCGATGATCCAAAGCAACATAACCGCATCACTGGCCCTTAGGTGCAAGTCAGCGATAGAGTCCAGGCAGGTGCTGAACGTGAAGGGTGCGGAGCTTCTGCCCAGGCACGGCACCGGCATCCTTCTGACCCCGGACTACAGCCTCGTCAAGGTTGAGCTTCCCATGCAGAGCGGTGAGGACATCGACAGGCTGGTCGAGCAGGCTATAGCCGATACCAAATACTGATGACAACAGGCGAGAGTCTGGAGCCATAGATACCCCTTTCTTTGGGCGCATCGTTGCAGCGGTGCGTCCATTTCTGCGTGAAAAAGGGGTAGACAACTTGTGTCTACCCCTGTTCCGTTGATTCTACGCTTTTTCTCTCCGTTAAATTTAGGCGTTTCAGCGTTTTGACCGCTTTACCCGACTACTTCTTCATCTGCATCACCTTCTTCCGTTTCTGCCCCTATTTTAACTTGCTCCGCGGAAGTCTTTGCCCACGGCATGGGCTTCGATACACCGCGCCTTGAATCGTGCGGATTATGTCCGAACCTGTACTCGTACAGTTCACAGTTCGTAATCGGGCAGAGCTTGACCTCGTTCGATGAGCCGTTACTGCATCCCAAGCAGTACCTTCTGATCGCCTTCAGCGGCGTTACCCTCTTCTCCTCATCCATCACTTCTGCTCCTTCTGCGTGAGCTTTTCGATGAGGATCACGAGCAGGTCGTTCGTGGCGGCTGTCTGCTTCAGTATCTCGCTCAGGAACGTGAGTTGTGCGCCGGTTTCGTCTGTTCTTCCGGCGGACAGATGCCCATTGATGGCATCGGCAGCTTCCACCGCCCTGTTCATGTACACTCCATGCTTCTGCGTTGCTTTAGCCATTGTTTAATCTCCTTCATTTGGTGTGAACGGCAGTGCCTCAGGCAGCACCACCAGTTTATATCCGAGCAGACCCAATGCCCCAATGACGAATGTCAAGGGCGGGGTTCGCTTGCCCCTTAACCACAGGCTCACGGACGGCCTCGTGCATCCGAGCGTGTCCGCAAGCTCACGCTGTGTCATGTTCCGTTCGGCGAGTTCCCTTCGGATCAACCGCATGGTCTCCTCGAATCCGATGCCATCGTCTTCTGCCATGCCGTGCATCTCGTCTTCCAGTGCGTTCAGCCGGTCGCAGAGGTTTGCGATGGTGTCGCGCATCTCGTTTATCTCTAGGCTCAGAATCATTCGTCTTCCCCCATTCCTAGTGTCACCACATCCTGTACCATCTGTTCAAGCCGGATCCCTGTCCTTCGTTCGACCAGCTCGGTCATAGTCTCCTTCGTGCCGTCCGGGTTGTCGCGTTCGAGGGCCATCCACTCTTCCTGGACTTCTGCGATCAGTTTCTCGACCGATTCCGGTTTCCAGTGGTGCCGTTCCACGAGGGCAAGGCAGAGGGTGCCGTAGATGAAGACCATGTCGCGCTCCATGACGAGCCGTGCCTTGCTGCCCTTGAGACCGCTGAGCATACCCTGCTTGTATCCTGCGTCGAAGCCGCGTGTGTACATTGCGTTAAGTGCCATCGGGGTCACCGCCTTCCCACGACTTCGGCTTTTCCATCTCACATATAAAAGCAATGTTACACGCAATGTGTTTATAATGTGGGATGCCCGACTCGTCATCGATACTATTAGGATCGTCTAAATAAGCCAAAAAGTGCCTGAAAAGCGCATCCCTGTATCTTTGTACGTCCACGGTCTTCCAGTTGTCGGGATCCCCGTATTTCGCATTACCGTATTCCCTGACTTCCGCTATGTCATAAATGATTTGGCGAGGAACTAATGTCAATTTGGGTTTCCCGGCGTCCCTTTTTGCGGTCTGATCACCATCAACGATATGTTTTACGACTTCATAATCATCCATTAGATTCCCCCTTATACTGCGTAGCTGAGTACGGCTTCGGCAGTTCACGCCATGCGACTACTTTATTACTCCATCCGTTTTTATAATTCACGCCATTATATGGTTCGCCAGATGGATAACACCAGTTACCTCCGTCAAAATACAACACAATTCTACGCATATTTTCTAACTGGCACAAAACATCTTCGCCTTCTCCATGTTCCGCCTTCGGTAATAGTCCGCTACTTACCGGAATCCACTGCTGTGCAGGTGGCACAAGATATAATAATCCTTCCACCATTTCGGCATCAGCACCTTCTACTATTGCAGGAATAACCGCATCAATTGCCGCCTGTCTGCTGATTAAATCGCACTCGTGCGTTTCCGTGTGTTTATCGTGCATTTCTAGCTGTGCGGGTTGTACTGTTTCAATCGCTAACCTGTCTGAATCATACTGATTTACACAACCCAACTCGTAATCTCCGCCTGTCCATAAATACGGTCTTTCACCAAGCGCATCAATCGCATCCTGTCTGTCAATAAGATTGCCAACACTTCCAACGCTTTGAACGCATTGGGTTGTGTTGGATTGCGTTGGCTGTGCGGATGGCAGATGTTCAAACCACTGTTTCATGCGGAAAATCGGAACCAACTCCGCGCCATTTGTGTAGACTTGTTCGGCGTCAACGATTTTATATTTCTCCATGAACTCATCAACTGAATCTGGAAACTGCATCATATCACCCATCGTTTTCTCCTTTGTAGGCTTCAGGTAAGGGCATCCATGCGACCACCTTGATATCTACGAAGTCGCTGTCAAGATAGCCTAGCGTGAAAGGGTCGTACCGCTCTTGCCAAATCCCAAAAGCTTCGCAATCGGCATCATACGGAGCAATCCCGACCGATTCAAGTTCATACTCTTCAGCATATCCTTTTTCGTAAGTGACATAATAATCACCGTTTTCTTTCGGCAACTCGCCACTGCTCACTGGAATCCACTGCTGTGCGGAGGGCAATCCTTTAATTCTGTCACATATAAGATTTGCGTATCCAAGAACAGCATCAGCGTTTGCTCTCCCTGTTACGGTTACATCACCGTCAAGCGCATCAATAGCCGCCTGTCTGCTGATTGTGTCTCCGACATTCGTGTCGGGAACATTCGGCTGTGCGGATGGCACAAGATAGAGCAATCCTTCCACCATGTCTGCATCTGCTCCATCAATCATTGCTTCAACTACAGTGTCAATCGCATCCTGTCTGTCAATATGATTGCCAACACTTCCAACGCTTTGAACGCATTGGGTTGTGTTGGATTGCGTTGGCTGTGCGGATGGCAACCCTGCAAGCGTGACCGCCATAGCCGCTCTCCAATTCGATGTCCGACCGATTGTGTTGATGGCATCAATCGCCGCCTGTCTGCTGATTAAATCATCCATCGGTTCTCCTTTCTGCTCGTCCGCAGTAATTGGTTTCGGGAACAAAAACTCTTTTATCTTCTGAATAACCCACGTTATAATACCTGCAACATCTGCCACTAATATTGATTCCGTACTCCACACTCACTAAGCCTACGCCCAAGACATCAAATGCGTCTTCTGGCATCTCGCTGTACTCACGCCGTTCACCGTTATTCTCAACGTGCGGCGGATCATAATACACACAATCCTTACACCTCACTACCTCAACGGCATCCACGCTCGGCATTTTGTCGATTTCTTCAATGGCTTCTTTGACCTTTAACGTGTGAACATAGTACATTGAAATATTTCTTCGCAAGGTATCTGCGTTAATCAAGCGTTTCGGCATCTTTCTCCCCTTTCTCCATCAATGCATCCCTCGCCATCCCCACTGCTTCGATGTATTCTCCGTCCACGAGAAGACCCATGACATGGTTCAGTAAATCTATCGCATGTTCCGCCGTCATCACATCCCCCTTCTCCACTGCCCGTCATGCAGGCCTTCGAGGTAGCCGTCCGCATAGCCGTCCCTGTAGTCTGCGCTCATGGAATTCGTGTTCTTCTTCTGTGTGGTCTGTGCCACCGCTGCGAGGAACACTCCCGCAGGGATTCCGATCAATACTCCTATCAAAATTCCGATTGCCATTTTTCTCCTTTCTGTGATATACTATGTCCGAACCAGTGAAAGCGCGAATGTTCGCCGTAGCTGGTGTTTTTTATTGCATCCATCTGAGGACATCCTGTACATACTGCCAGTTGATGTCCGTTACCCAGTCACTTGTTATGTGTCTGCTGATGGTCTCCTCGACACTGAGACCGGCATTCAGCCTGTTCGCCACCTGCCCGACATAGATACGAATCTGCTCGTACGGGTCAAAGATATTCGCCCCCGGGTAGAACGTGATTCGATACTGGAGCAAGCCCTTATCAAGTCCGTTCACGTTCTCAGCGTACGGATTCCAGTGGGACTCTTGCATCACTTGGGCGTAGGCATATGGATACCACCATCCGATTCCGTAGGATTCCAATAAGCTACGCAAGTAATCGGTGAGGAGCAGTCCGTCATCATGAACGCAGGCCGGCTCATCATCGGCGAGAGTCTCCGCAGTATCCACTCGTTCAACAGTTTGTGTTTCTTGAGGTACAGGTACTTGGCCACATGCCGTGTGTGTTTCCGGCTCAGAATGTGCTTCGGCTTGAATACCCTGTCCCATGACCGCTTCACATCCCTGTCCAACAGCGCACTCCCCTTCTGACCATTGCGGTACCAGTTCCGTTTCTTCGCTTGTCTCTTGTTCATACCTCTCGCAAGGCATCCCCGATATGATGAACCTCTCGCATCGGATTTGCCCCCTTTCCGGCTCTTTAGCCTCGCTCTTGACCATCCTTCCGACTATGCACCGCTCACTCGCCAAAACGGGCATATTATGCGTTTCAAGTGCCAGGGACAGGGAGAGAAGGATAAGCCCTGCCCCCGCACCGAGGAGCTTCTTCATATCTCGCCCCTCACAGATTTTGAAATGACCATGTTCTTTCCGCTTGCCCGGTGCTTCTTGTCGGCGAGCCATTTCTCGACCTCATGCTTTGCCTTGTCGATGAAGACCTGCCCGTCTATGCCCCTGGACATCAGAAGGAAGTGGTCGGACTGGAACCACCGCTCGATGGTCAGCGCATTGTATTCGGACACGCTGATGTGGAACGGCAGGTCCTCTTTTTCGAACAGGTACAGTTTGGAGTACGCTTCCTTGAGGTTGGAACACTTCTTGCTCCTGATGAGCGTCTCAGCCATGATGCGCTCGAACTTCTTCATCGTTGACGCATTCCGGTCGGGTTTGTTCAATGACCACATCCGCTTCAGGGCTTCCACGTAGTCCTCGTAGGCGAGCTTGATCGCAGCGTTGGCGAGTAGGAAGTACCCGTTCATGTCGTATGGTCGTTCGTGATATTGTGCAAATGTTGCCATGTTCCTCTCCTTTAATCCGGCAGCAGGTTCGCCGATGCGATCAAAGCGTCCACATTCGGCTTGTCTTTCCGAGTGACGATGACCTCTTGCTTGCTGTTCTGTGTGTAGCCGTGGTTGTTGTTCATCATGGTCGCCCACACGATGGTCGGTATGGCCCCTCGCATAGCCAGCTGGTTCTTAGCCGCTGCTATCTTGTTCATCTCCGCACCGATGATGTTTTGGAACGCTTCACCGCGTTCGCCCTGTTCCCACCGCTTGAGTTGTGCGACAGTGACATCGAGGTAGGCGGCAAGCAGCTCCGCATCCGGCACGATGGTCTCTCCGGCATTCAGCCTGTCAGCCATGAACTGCTCCCATTCCTCTATGGCTTCCACGAGTTCGATGTCCGTGTTGTATTTCTTCAATCGCCGTATCCTTCCGGCATCATCTCGCCAGTACGACCGAGGCACTCCGTCCTTGCCTTCACGGACGAACACATTCCGCATCACCCCGTCAATCACCATTGCCGTGGTCTCCTCGTATGACAGAGCCTTCTTGCCTGCCATTGCGAATTCCTCACGGAGTTCAGGTCTCGGTCGCACTGTCATCGGTCTCTGCCTCTTCGCAGGTTCCGCTACGATGTCCATTGTGTCAGTTTTCTTTCGTCTTGGCATTGTCATCTCTCCATGTCTGTGTGATTCTGTCTATCCATGTGTGGAATCCTTCGATGTCCTCGATCCACCCCGTCCTCGGACTTGTTCCGTAATCTCCGAACAATTCCACCGCCATCATCCATATGACCTCAATTTGGTTTGCGGTTTCCTCGTCATTGAAAATTTGAAAGCCACGGGAAGTAAATGGTATCGTAATCATGCCCTTCCAGTGGTGGACATGCTCCGCAAGCCCGTTGTACCAAGTCACGGAATCGAGCGCATCGATGAACTCGTCTGCCGTGAGTTGCTTAAAGTTCTGTCTTGGCATTGCTACTCCCTTACCGCAAGCAAATGCGGATTTCTCTCCATATCTCGGTCGGATCGATGGCAACCTTGTCAACGATGCTGTCTCTTGTGAACACGACCTCGTACTCGCTGACAACTCTGATTTCCGTCACCATAAACCGATATACTCTGTACCCAAACCTCGCCATCTGAATGATGTCCAAGGCATGAAACCATGCTCTCAGTTTCTCCGGCGCATCTGTTGAGGCAAACCACCTCTTCCCATTGAACCGATAGAAGTCGCTGTCTTCCATGGGCAGGTTTCTTGCCTTGCCTACTGTCAGCTTCGTGAGCACATCACAGGGCGAACCATCGAAATTCCGCCACAAGCCGTGTTCTTCCTCGGTGTTTTCAACTCTGTAAACCGCTATCAGTCCTGTCATGTTATTCTCCTTTATTCCACCGCTTCTATTCTTACGCAGACCGTCTCGTAGTCCTTGCCACATCTGCGATACCGCATTTCATCCACCGCTTCTCGCTCGGTCTCCCATGTCAAAACCCTGTCTTCCGATGTCCTCTAATGATGTGGGTTGTATCTGTAGTCCGTGCCGTACAACCATTTGCCTGTGCGCTTATTTCTGATCGCCCACATTGTTACCCCCATTGCTCTGCCATTGCCTTTGCTATGCCAGGGTATGTTTTGCTACGGATCCTCGAAACTCTTTGGTCTTTATACGAAAGCACCTTTCCGCTCTCGTCACGGACCACCCACGATGCGCCGCTGTATCCGCCACTTTTCCCATTGCTATGTATGCATTCAAAATCTACAACATTTGTCGGCTGCAGGGCCGGAAGATTCTTCAACCAAAGGCACGTTGTCTTCCTTACCGGATGCCCGAATTGATATGGCTGTATAATGCAGTCTGGTTTTCTATATCGTGTAGAAATAACACCAACCGGATTCTCTATTGCAATTCGTTCGCAGTCTGCATTTACGAATTTCATGAAAAAACCGATCGCGTCCTCTCTGTCTTGCAACCTCTTCACAGCCTTCTCTCCGTACCGATCTACGTTGTAAAGCTTGTTCGCTGCTACTGTCAGATATGTACATGGCGGATGTGCAATAATTAAATCCCACCTGCCTTCAATAACTACATACGCCCCCCCAACTGTGAAGAAATCACAATTACCGTTCAGAAGTGGAAGGACGTCTCTCATAATATGCCACTCGGGATGCCCGCCGCTACATTCTTGTATGTCGCAAGAATATGCTTCGTGACCTCTCTCGCGGAATGCCTTGCAGACTTCCTGTGATTCCTCGCAAGCGACCAGTACCTTCATGCTCCACCTCAGTTGAACGGCAGCTCGTCACCGCTGAAATCCGCCGCCTTGGTAAAATCCATAAAGTCATCCTTGGTGGGTTCGTCCGTGCTGTTCACCTGCTCGGCGAAACTCTTGTACGCTTCCCTGTCACGCACCGCCGTGGCATTCACGCCATCGATATGCGCCGTCACCGAAATCCGCGTCTCCCACGTGCCGTCCGGTCTCTTCCGGCTGTTCTTCCCCACCTCGATGATGTTCCCCACCTTCGCCTGCGTGAACCACTGCGCCTCTTCAGGGTTGGATGCGAAGACAGTCACGCTGTCCTTGCTGTTGGGATCGGATTCGGGACGGGCGAAGAACATGCACCAAAACTTGCCGTTCGATGCCGTGCCGGTTCTCTTGTCCTTGGTTGACAGCGTTAAACCTTTATGCACTCTTATTGCCATTTGTTCTCTCCTTGAATTCGTCATCGTCCAGGCCCATAAGCTCACAGACCTCATCGTATTTTTCCTGTGTCAGTTCCGTGGCTTTCGTGTAGCCGAGGATGGACAGGCGGTCCTTCGCTTTCGCCGCGTTCACCCCGGCTGAGTTGGCAATTGCGAACAGGCGTTTCACCATTGCCGATGAAATCCTCGACTGGGGATCCTGAGTATTACTGATCGACTTGTATCCGCCTTCGACAAAATCAAGATCCTCTATGTCAGAAGTGAAGAGATCTGAAGCCCCAGAGATGTTGACCGCCGCAGCCACCATGCTTCTCTTCATCGCCATACGGATACACGTATGTGCCGCATCGTAAGCACTGTTAAAGCCGTTCCGACGCTCTTTCGTATTACTTGAGCCGATACCTGACGTGAAGACATATTCCTTGCCATCACTTGAAACCCGGACAAGGTCACATCTGATCGTGTACATGAAGAACGGGTCTTCGCCGTAGTTCTCGATTTTCGTCAGAACTTCGTAATGCTGAAGCATCCCATAAGCCGCGATGATTTTCTCTGCCCCGGACTTGTACAAGCTGGGCTTCTTTGTACCCTTGATGACACCGAAATCAGTGTCCCTGTTCAGAGTGACTACCGCCCCGGTCATCGGTGCCGTCACCGAGTAGTTCATGCCCTTTACCTTTACAAGTGCTTTACTGCCCTCATATACTGTGATTTCATTTTCCATAGTTCGTACTCCCATCTTTGTAGTGCATTACTCTTGCCGGAACTAATGCGGCGCGTTCTATGCTCCATCCCCTTCTCAGCCTTTCGCCAATCAGCTGAACCGATGTGCCTGTTATCTCTGATACTTCACCAGTAGTGAGCATCTGCCCATTAAACAGGAACCTTCTCGTATCTCGCCTGTTCCTCTGATTCTCTGTCAGAGTGACGAACCGGCAATTTTCAGGGGAATATCCCTTCTCGTTATCGATTCGGTCGATTGTGGTCACCCCACGCTTTGCTGTCGGATCGTATCCATTAGCCAATGCCCAGTCCCTGAAGTTCTCGTATGTTTGCCACTCATCGCATACGGAAATGCTCCTGTCATGATAGATATGGCTTTCTGGGATATTTGGGTTCGAGCATCTCTGCCTTATGGTTACCCATAGATTGTAGAGCCTTGTCTTTGTCTCGCCATGCCTCTTGTTCTTTGTGGCTGATACTTCTCTTCTAAGGCATCCGCAACTGTTCGTGTCTCTACCAAGATGATCCCGGCTAACAACGCGAGTATTCCCGCAATCACATAAGCATTCCCAATATTTGCCGTGAACCCTTCTGAGAACTGTTAGCCTTCCGAACCGCTGCCCGGTCAAATCAATGAGTTCCATCGTCCTCTCCTTTACATATTCGCCGCTGTTTCGATGAACGTGATCAGCAGCGTGAACGCTTCATCGTGGCTGAACCCGGCGTCTTCCATCTGTTTCATTTCTGCGTACAGGTCAACATATTTGTTAACTCCGTTGACCCTTGCCTGTACTGCGTTCAGCACCGCCTTCATGAATTCTGTGTATTCCTCGTTTTCAAATTCGTTATCGTTTCCCATTCCTTCCCCCTATCTCGTTAATCTTTGAGTACAGGCCGTACAGCTGACCGAAGAGCAGGTAGCCGTCAAAGCCATGCGTCTTCTCGTATTCCTTACAGTCCAACAGCCTGTATGTTCCGTCCGGCTTCAGGTACAGCGCGTAACGCTCTCCCCACACATCACCTGCCATCGAGTAAGCCGCTGTCTGACAGCAAACCTTGACATGGTCTTTCGTGGATGGCGAGTTGATGGTCTTAATGTCCACCACGCACCTCTTGCCGTCTATCGTGCCGATCCTGTCCACTGTCCCGGCATACCCTTCGCCGAACTCAGCGGCACTGAAATGCACTATCTGCTCGATGCCGTCCCACTGCGGTTTATAGTCACGGACGAAATCCATGTACGCACGGCAGTAGGGTTCCAGCTCGGACGGCACCTGTTCCTCGGCGCATTCGTAGTCGTACATCTCGCACCACTCATGGACGAGCGTTCCGCGCATCGCGGCATGTTCCAATACCGCAGGGTTTATCTTGTCATAGCCGGAATTTATCATAGACAGGATCTCCGTCACTGACGGGATCTCGTTCCCTTCCGGGTCGATGTATTTGTGTTCCTTCTCGATGAATTCAATCTCCACTTGCAAGCTCCTTCATGCTCTGTGCGTAGACCTCGGCGGCCCGTTCGTCAAACTTCATCTGCCTGTGGACTTCCGGCGGTGCCGTGATGTACTGTGGTTTGGATACGCCATGCCGTTTCTTCTCGTCCCAGTACTCCTCTTCCTCTTCGGCTGTCCAAAAGTAGGATGGGAACCGCTCCCTTCCGATGGCGCAGTTGCAGGGTGTGAGGTAGTCTCTGCCGGAAGGGTAGGTCTTCAGCGTGTACCCACGCCCACCGCAGAACTTACAGGTAGTGCCTGAAGTCATGACCGGCTTCTTCCGAATCTCCGCTTCGCGTCTGATCCTGTTCTCAATTACCGCAAGTGTGACAGGTACCCCGTCATCGGAGCCGTTCTCGACAAGGTCGATGACCGCTGCCTTGCAGGTCTCGTAATCGTACTGTAGGCAGAAGTTGAAGAAAGCGGTGAGGATGTCCTCGTTGTCGAGCCAGTCTGCACGATACGTGCTTCTGATAATGCTGATGATTCTCATGTAATCGTTCTTAGTCATCGCCTAACCCCAATCTGTCTATCATCTCGAAGATGTGGTCATTCCTTCCGTTCCCCTGGTTCTTCCGTCCGTCTTCCTTCAGAGGGAACAACCCCTTCCAGCTGTTGCTGATGCTTTGGTTGAGAATCTCTATCTGGCCTTCCGGCGAACTGTCCATCTTTTTAAGTTTGTTAATCATGAGGGACAGGGCGGTGTCGGTCATGGGAGACTTGATGAACTTCCGCATCTTGATGAACTCCCAAACGACCGGCTTCACAGACTCGTCTAGATCCGAACTCTCAAGGATGGATTCGTAGGACGAGTTCGTGCCTTCTTTCGTTCGTTTAGGTTTATTATCTGTCTGTTTACTATCTGTATAGTTATTATTATTAGATTGGACATTCTGTCCCATCGATTGGACAAATTGTCCTGTCGATGTAGACAAATTGTCTGTATCGGAAAATTCAACGGAATCCGACATTACCAACTCGCCATACTCTGTGAAAGCGAACCATGATGTCTTGTCGAATTTATCCTCGTTGTAGTTTCCCTTCAAGAGTATCCCTATCTCTACGAGGTGGTTAAGAGAACGCTCAATCGACTTCTCTCCGATGTACGGGAACAACCTTGCGAATGCCTTCCGTGAGTTGTATGTCCAATACTTCCCATCGTAGAAATGCCGATCGTTCGCAGAGTTTTTCTTCACCCAGTAAAACAGGTTCTCCAAGAGGACGGCTTCGACCATTCCGTATTTGGTTGCGATTGCGACATCAAAGTGGTGCTTCATCCATGTAATCTCCTTGCGTACTCTGCCATCAGCAGTGACTCGGCGATGTTGTCATCGTCCTTCCGTGACCGCTCGGTTCTCAGCAGTTGTGCGTTTGGGAACATCCGTTTCGCCACCTGGACGGAAGTGTTCTTGTCCTTGGTCACGCCCAGTGCCTTCTTCCATTCCTGTGGTCTGACCAACTGGAACGGGACCTCGAATGCCTCAAGGACACCCATGATCCATCCGTAGTTCATGCCGAACGTGAACATGCTCACCACGCCCTGACCGGGCATTGCATTTACTCGTTCAAGGATGCAGAAGCACTCCTTGCCCTTCAACTGACCGAGGTAGTAGATGTAGTCGCTCTCATCAAAGGGGATGCTTTGTGTCGAGCCGTCCTCGTAGATGATGGACATCGCACCGCCCTTCCCTGGGTCTATTCCGATTGCTATCACGGCAGCTCCTTTCTCAGATCGTTGCGAGGTCGATTTTGTTCTGAAGACCCTTGTTGTAGAAGTAGGCGATGGTCTTCGCCATGATGCGAATAGATGTCGGAACCTGCCTAGAAGTGCTAATTGAACCATGTAAAGAAGATGTGACAGAGTACCCTGCACCAACGCCGACATCAAAGCTCGTTCTCCTAATTTCATCTGCTGAGATTTTGCGCAGCTTCTTTGAGAGCCTGGTTTCGTCAGCTTCCGGTTGCCTGTCAAAGAAGAACATCATGCCAGAAAGGATTAGTGACTCATTCTTGTACCCCGAATCGAGGAAGCACGACATTCCGAGAAGTGCACTTTTCCTCTGAACCGCTGAAAAAACCTTTACACAGGTCGAATGGTTGCAAAGTTGTGTTGTGGACGGAGTAAGCGAGTAGTTGATGCCTGTGTAGTCAAGCGCATCAAAGTAATCGACCACATCGGCTTCTCCACGCACAAGCCTCGCACGGATCTTGTCGTTGGATGACAGTGCCTTCCTGTCCGTGTTGTAGGTGTAGAACAGGTCGGCTTCTTCCTTTTCGGTCAGACCGAAGAAGACCTTCGCCGGAAGCAGAACGTGTTCGCCCTTTACTCGGCGTGTGGCTTCGACAGTGTGCTGACCATCGACCACGTAATACTTCCCTTCCGGGGTAGCGGACAGGATCAACTGGTTGACCTTGGCATCGTCATAATTCTTGACGAGCTTCCTGACCCATGTCTCGTTCAGCGGACGCTGGTACTTCGGGTTTACGCTGATGTTGTCGATATCGACCTTATATTCCTTGATGTTCACGATCAGCTCTCCTTCCTGATGTCAAGCACCGCATTGACCTCGAAGTAGTTCAGCTCCATGAGAACGCGCCGGAGTACATCGAGCCGCTCCTCTGCCTTGTAGTAGTCCATCGTGTGTTCCTCGTTCTCGATGTCAGTGATGGCCTTCTTGATTTCCATAATCAGGTACTTCTTGACCTGTGCGATAACGTAATAAGTGTTCATAGATTCTCCTTTCACTTGATACTGTTCCACTGTTCCTGTGTCATGGTCTTTGCCATGATATCCGCTTCCACATCATGCTGATGGAGCATCACTCCGTACATCGTGATTGCCACGATCAGTGCGATTGCAAGCAGCACGTTCGTAAACTTCATCATCCCCACATCCTTTCGTATGCTTCGCGCTCCATGAGTTCGCTGTACCTCTCATCGAACTCGTCACAGTGGTCCCTGGTGTCCTCGATGCAGGTCATGCACCGGCATGTCCCGTCATCGCACTCGACATACTCATCCGTGATGACCTCACCGCACATGTCGCAGTAGATGTCCACCCTGTCCTCGTCCGTGTAGTCGATTGAGGTCGATAGCGCACACAGGCACTCCTCACAGACTGTCATGTCTTCCTTACGGCTTATCGGGATTATGTAGGTCACGGAAGTTTTGGTCTCGCACCATTCGCACCGCATGTTCCAGCTCCTCTCCTGTGATGCCCATGAACGCAGCCAACCTTCCGGGGCTGACGATGCAGGCATATCTCTTTCCTTTTCCGTTACTGTAGCCGTCACCGATGACCCCTCTTTTGCAGGCAGAGCGGATGTATGGTACAGACCACCCCGTCACCTGTGCGGCTTCCTTTACTGATATTGGTTTCATAGGGTAAACCTCTTGGTAAACTTTTAGTTTACTCTAGCTTAAAAAAAATAGACATTGGGTCTTTGATGTCGTACAGCTTGATCATGGTCGCAATCTCATCACTGCCGAAAACTCCGTTTTTCATCTTCCTGTAGAATGTCTGCGGAGTGACACCAATATCCTTGGCCGCCTTGGTCTGAGACACATTTCGCTCGGCAAGGATGCCACGCAGTTTCGCAGTATCTACCATCCATACACCCCCTTCCGTATGAGAATTCGGACTCGGTAAACTCCAAGTTTACTGTAACTATATCAGACATTAAGTATCTTGTCAAGATATTTTTTGTGTTGATTTATAAAATTTTTGAGTGTATAATTCTTGTTAAAGAAACATCGAGAGGATGGTGATAGGAACATGACAAAGGGCGAAAAAATAGTAGCATTGAGAGAAAGGAAGGGGATGCGGTCAGTAGACCTCGCAGATAAAATCGGTGTGTCCAAGCAACTGATGTACAAATACGAGAACGACATTATCACGAACATCCCAAGCGATAAACTAGAAATGATATCGTCCGCACTAGATTCCTCTCCGGCTTACCTCATGGGTTGGGAAGACGAAGAAGGGAATAAACTATTCAAAGAAGACATCGAAAATGACAAAAGAATAACTGATGCGGAACAGAGGCTTTTAGTTTACTTCCGAAAGTTGACCGAAATCGACCAAGCAAGGGCGGTCGGCTTCATCCAGGGACTGGCTCAGAGGGATTGACCATGACAACAGGTGAAAGGATACGCAAGGTACGGAAGGAACGCGGAATCACTCAGGGACAGTTGTGCGAGATACTGGGGTACACGAACAAGGCATCAATCTCTCAGATCGAGAAGGGACAGTGGAAACCGAGCCTCGATGTGGTGGTTCGGATCGCTGATGCCCTCGGCACGACACCGCAGTTTTTGCTCGGATGGACCGACTCAACGGGGGTTCCGGGCGAAGTTCTGTACCTCATGGGGAAAATGTCCACCGAACAGCAGTTAATGGTAAAATCGTTCGCTGAGTGGGTTCTAAAGGGGGAAAGTCATGGCATTTAAACGGCTGCCTAACAACTTCGGTACAGTGTACAAGTTGAGCGGTAACAGAAGGAACCCGTGGATAGCACGGCGAAGGACGGGAGAGGTATACGATGACGAGAAGCATGTGGCGCGTCCGGTTTATACCACAGTAGGCTACTACCCCACACGTAAGGATGCTATGGAAGCTTTGGCGAAGGCCCCTGAGAACCTCACCCGGAAAGAAGAGCCGACCTTCGGAGAGGTCTATGAGTTATGGAAGGCGGACAAGTACGGCGAGGATTGCCTGCCCCGGTCATACGTTCCGACCGAGAAGCATCTGAAGCCGATTCTGAGGAAGAAGATGGTGTCCTTCCGCGCATCCGACATCGAGTCATTCATCAACTCAGACAGCATCCCACGGACAGTGAAACACTTCGTCAGAACGCTGATGAATCAGACCTTCGACTACGCCATGCGCCACGACATAATAGAGAAGAACTACTGCGCCATCGCCAAACCCCACATAGATGCCTCTGCGAAGGCTAAAAAAAGGGTTTTTACGGATTCTGAGATAAAAAAGGTATGGAATATCGACTCATCAGAGAAAAGGGATTTAGTCCTTATTTTACTTTATTCCGGCATGAGGATAAATGAATGTCTGAATCTCACAGTGGACATGGTGGATCTGGACGATGGTTACTTCCGCACCGGCTCCAAGACCGAGGCAGGGAAAGACCGAATCATCCCCATCCACTCTGCCATCCGTCCAGTTGTGGAGAACAGGCTGAAGCAGACGAAGGGCAAGCTGTTCCACTTCTCATACGAGACCGCCCGTTTGTACCTCGACAGTGAATTCAATCACAATCCGCATGAGACACGGCACACGTTCGCAACACAGGCGATGGAGTGCGGGATGAATGAAGAAGCACGGAAGCGCATCCTTGGGCATGCTTCAGAAGGGGTGACGAACAAGGTGTACACCCACCTCGACATAGAGTTCTTAAAGTTAGAGATGGAGAAGTTAAAGTATTGATTCGGTTAAATTGAATATCCGGCATGGTACTCGGAATCGAACCGAGTCTTAGGTACAGTAGTGTGCGGAAACCGCCCTTGCTGAGAACCAAACGCCATGCCGGATTGTTTGTAGATTGTTAGACTTTTTCACCGCTTAACGATGTTTTAGACGCTTCAGACCTTAGAATTCCTCACGTTTTCAACATCGTCAAACCTATTTCGCGTATTCCTAAGAATGGCGAAATACCTGTGAATTCTGAGGATTTTGTTTGTAGTTTGTTTGTAATTAACACACTCCAAGCCTGTCTAACACTATACCACATCCCACCATTCCTGTCCAGCCTGCACGGGTACCAAGGGGAAGAAAGTGGAAAAAGAACCCTTGGCAGAGCCGCGCAGACCGGAAAGGAGGAAATGAGACAATGCGCTAGTTGATTCTCTGAAGGTCTACTTCCTTGCACCACCCGTCATAGCTCCTGGAGCTGACATAGACCGGGTACGGGAACTGGTTCTTGTCCATCATGGCTTTGACAGTCCCTTCGAAGTCCGGCACGACAGTGGATGCGCCACCGCCTGCGCTGACATACAGCCTGTCACCACGGAAGATGACCTTGTCCCCTACCTTTATCTTAGGAAGGGGAACTTCACGGACTGCCTTGTCCTTCGGGATCCATCCCCATTGATCAATGATGCGGACATAGTAGAAGCCGTTCGCTTCATCGCAGTAATCGACCTTGTTGCCTGCGCCGAGTGCGGAATGGCCCTTCAGGACATTGCCGACCCTCGGCTGCGTGTAGACCGGGGTGAAACCTGTGACCACGAGGACATACAGGGGAATCTGCGAGTAGTATTCTGCGCTGTCACCATCAGAAACCACGATGACCACATGCCCGTCCTTGAGAAGGATGTCGCCTGTCTTCAGGTACTTGTCGGTGCGCGTATACTTCTCATCGTACAGGCACTCGAACCTTCCGTCCCTCTTCATGTAGGCATCCCACTGTGCGGTTCTGAGCGAGTTCGTGAAGTTGGAATACCCTGCGATGATGATGCAAGCACATGTTCCGGCAGAACAGTCGGTCTCGCAGTCCGTGGTGATTTTGTCGATGTTGCCGGTCTTCATCATTTCATTGTAGAAAGTCAACCGCTGGCTCTGATCGTAGCCGATGTGGTTATTCCGGCACATCTGAATCCCTGCCTGTCCGATACGCCATGCGACCTTCGGGTCTTTGGCCCGGTAGGTAGCCTTCCACACAGACGGACTCCATGTGGTGTAAGGCATGATTGCGACCTCAGAACCTGTTTGGTCGCCTGCCTTAGACTTCCCTTCCCAACCGAGCCGACCTTCCTCGTCATGGTTGCAGCTCGCTAAATATACCATAGATTATCACCTCTTCTATTCTTCGATATACCTGTATGTATTCGCTGGCGGGTAGTTTGACGCACTTGTGTACGCCGAAAGGCTCCCAGTTGGGACATAGATGACGCAGTACGCTGGAATGCCTGAAAACGCATAATTACCTGCTGTCGGCGGCGTTGTTGGCAGAAAGTGAATTTCGCCAAGACTGGTATAAGCAAATGCATCGGGGCCGATGCCAGTCACATTGGCTGGAATTGTAATACTTTCAATGCCGCTCCTGGCAAATGCACCTTCTCCGATGTATGTCACGCTGTCCGGGATTGTAAAAGAACGAAGCGAGACACAATCCGAAAATATATTAGTTCCCAGAGTCATCAAGCTACCCCTATCGTCACCAATAGTGACACGGGCAAGTGTAGTACAGCCAGAAAAACAAGAATCTTCTATTGTAGACGGAATAGAGACAGATTTAAGTGCTCTGCATCCCGCAAATGCGCCGGAATTAATGCCTTGCAGGAAGCTCAGGTCCGTAATATAGTTGAGCGAGTGGCATCCAGATAACGCACCACTGTCAAATCCCAGCATACTGGTTGGAATTGTTAAGAATCTGAGCGAATAACAATCAATAAAGCATTGATGTCCAAGTGCCTGCACTGTATTAGGCATTGAAATCGTTTCAAGGGAATAACAGGCCCAAAATACCGATTCCCCAAGATATTGCACTCCAGTAGGAATCGTAATATAGCGAAGGGAGTAGCAACAGAAAAATGTCATATAAGGGAACTCTTCAGCCCCCATCGGGATAGTAATAGAAGACAATCGCCCACAATAACAGAATGCGCCGTTACCCTCAACATTGCAGTTGTCCCCTATCTCTATTTTGGTAACTGATGTATTCAGTGCAGTCGACATATCCGGGCTGAAACTGCCTTCGCCAAATCTAAACTCCCCGGTAACATCTATCGAAACGACATAATCGCCAGGTGCACTATATGTGTGCCACGGCCACCCCATCCCATCATTATATGTCGCTGTCGCTGTGTCTGGGGTGCTTTGGTCTCCCCAATCAATGGTTACAGTTCCGTTTAACTCGAAGCCGACGCCCCAATCACGCTGACCCGCTTCAATGCGGACATAGATTCGTGTCTTCCCATCGTCTGTGATGTACATCTGCCCGATGTTCAACCTGTCATAAGCAGCCACATAGGTTTTTGCATCGGACAGCGACCAGTTCCAACCCTGGGCGGTTAATCCCGTATGACTTGGGTTTGACGGCATTGCAGACAGACTGAGGAATTCCGCTTTTGAATATGACCTTACAATCGTGCCGTCATAGTCGTAGAAGATGACATCATTCCCCACGGAAGAAGACCCGCCGACCAGTAATGCCTCGCCGATTATGCTCATGATACCACCTCGCTAACTGTGCACTGAATCGTCAGTGCGGTACTGATGCTGCCACCCACAGCCGTTGCAGTAAGAGTGCCGTTGTTATTTGTGATGAACAACGCATCCACTCCGTCTGCGACTAACTGAGCCAGTGCTGCAGCATCCGGCTGCAGGTCAACCTTTGAGTTCGCCGTGACTGTTTCTCCGGTCACTGTCACTGCCTGAGTGTACGGGCCGCTCCCCGACCATGTCGTGGTAAAGCTTATACTTCCCTTCTTCTCCGCATCCGCAATGATATCTCCGTTTATATCGTAAATCATAAGTCACCTCACAGATTTCCTACCGCAAGCGGCGAGCTGGTAGCACTCGAATAGAATGCCTCTCCGACAGTATCGTACAGACCAGCCACGTTTGAACTGTTAGTTGCCGGTACATACAGATGGATCAGATTATCGGAAGAGTCGAATATCTTGAAGTAGTACAAGCGACCGATAAACCGGAATTTCGTATCGTTTGGCGTGTCCCCATATGTAAAGAAGGTGTAGTAGTAGCTCGCGGATGGTGCCACACTGCCATTTGCGAGGGTCATTATAAGCACGTCGTCAACGCTAACGCTTCTTGGCGCATCCGACCTAAAGCTGTCTATAACATAGTCATGGTTCAAAACCCAATCGTATGTTTCGGCCTTTTCTACAAATTTCCTCTTAGCGATAATGTCATGGAGCGGAGAGGTTGGGTCACTGGAGTTGTACTGAGACCGCAGGAATCCGACATAATAACCCTTTGAGCTAAACACATGTCCGGCCTTGTAGTTAGTCCCGGAAGACGGATACCCGGTTACGCATGCTTTATACTGGAACCCACATCCGTCAAGGTCTACCTCATTCAAGCCACTGCTGATGTACTGCGTCCCGTCTGTCTGCACATAATCGTATAATGTGTATCCCGTGGGAAGCGCAGGGCTGACATTGACTGTGAAGGTAGTAGTAAGGCTTTCATAAGTAACAGTGATGGTGCTGACTCCGAACTCAAGCGTGCCGGACAGCGTATAATCCGTTCCGGGGACAGTCGTTACAGACGAATCGCTCCATGTTGCGGTAACAACGAGGTTGGCTTTGAGGCTGTCAAGGCTGTCGGTCGTGTATACTCGTCCGACCTGCGTGTAAACAGCTGAAATAGAGGTGACCACCGCCGGAGCTGTAACAGTAACAGTAAAGGTATCGGTCTGTCCTTCATACGAAGCAGTGATGGTGCTTGTACCAACTGCAAGCGTCCCGGAAAGGGTATAGTCCGCTGATGGGACAGTTGTCTGTGTCGTGTCACTCCATGTCGCAGTTACAATGAGGTCTGACTTGAGGCTATCAAGACTATCGGTAGGATGTACTGCCCCGCTCTGCGTATATACCGCAGAGATGGATACGACCCCCATCACCAAAACGCTAAACGTGTCTGTTTCGCCACCATACGATACTGTTATGGTGCTTGTGCCTACATCAAGCGTACCAGAGAGCGTATAGTCCGTGACAATCCTGGTAGATCCATTAGTGTAATGTGCGGTAACGACCAAATCGTCCTTTAGGCTGGTGAGGGAATCAGTCGGATACACCGCCCCGGTCTGTGTATAGACCGCATCGATATAATCCAGCTGCATGTCGGGATATAGAGCATCCTCTAGAGCATCGTAGTAGTCCTGTCCGTGAGCATCGATCCAAGCGACCTTTGCAAAGCAAGCTAACAAAGCGGCTTTGGCATCCTCGGACAGACCGCCCCCGGACGCACCATTCGTGACAGTGAATGTGGTCGTGTCTCCATTGGTGAAGGTAATGGTGTAAGTATCTACCAGCCCACTGGTGCCTGTCTTCGCAATAGATGCTATGCCGTTACCTGTCGCACCAGGGTCTCCCTTCGCACCCTTCGGGATAGTGAAGTTTAGCACTGCTGCGCTGGATGTTCCGCTGTTGGTTACATTTGCATTTGTCCCTGGCTCGCCTGTGGTCGTGGTGCCAACAGCTATCGTTGCCCCCGGACCCTGTTGGCCCTGTGAAGGCTCGCCCGAATCGACATAATTACCTTCGTCTGCATCCCAAATGAACCAGTTGCCATTGTTGCCGATAATTGGGTTATGGCTTGCAGCAGCCTCTGCCCTGTCAGCTGCAGTTGATGCGTTGGTTTCACTTTGGGCAGCTGCCTGTTCGCTTGCAAGGGCATCTGCAGCAGAGCCACTCGCAGAAGATGCAGAATCGGCTGCATCGCTCGCACTCTGAGCTGCATTCCGTTCCGATTCAGCTGCATCTGAAGCAGAAGTGCCTACATCCCTTGCAGCCTGTTCAGCAAGGGCCTGGGCTTCCTCTGCTTTCTCCTGTGCGACCTCGGCTGCATGTGCATTTGCCTCAGTGACCGCACCGAGTGCCGTTAAGGTGTCGAGCCAGTCCTCATAGGGGTCCGGGGGTGTGGACGCCGGATTGCCGATGTCACGAACCACCACAGTCCGCATGACATAACTCTTTGCAATCTGCTCATCGAGAGTATATACCCACTCGATTTCGCCCTGCCCCTTGTAGGCTGTATCCGTTGCGGAGACTGTCCATTTCGCCGTGTGCGCCGAGTAATCCTGCTCCACCACCACGGGGTACGCCGTGGAATCGACAGGCCTCTTCACATAAAGAGTTACTGTGCCCTCGCCGAGATCAGCTGCCCATGAAGAATAGTCAAAGACAATTTCGCTTACCTCGTTCTCACCCCGTACACCGAGCGGAATCGGAGGCAGTTCATTATACTGTGCGTGTATCATTACACTCTTCATGCATTCACCTCTTCATTATGCTTCCCAAGTTCTGCCATGATAGGCGAGAGGAAGGTCATGGACGATGCCACGATGATGCCCTTCCAGAGTGGGTCGATGACAAATGAGCCAACGATCAGGTCGATGTTGGCGAGAACAACGCCTATGATGCCCTGTACGATGGTACGGGCCATTCTCCATCTCCAGTCGTTCGATGATAAGAATGTCTGCCATAACTCTTTGACACTCATTTTTCGGTCTCCTTTCTGAGCCATTCTATATCCGTTTTGATGACCGCAACATCCTTCTCGATGTTCGCCATGCGCTCGGTAGACTCTGACCATTTCTTTCCATAATTATTATGCTCGTCCAGCCTTGTCCTGATGTCTTGGATCTGGTCATCTATCTGCTGGTCACGCACGGCTCTGTCTGTTCGGTTCGCCTTATTCTGAACGTGTGCAATTATCAGATTCCCTATTACGGAAAACGCCCCGGTAATCACTGCCACATAAATCGCTGTCGATAATTCTGCACTCATACGCATCTCTCCTTTATGAAGCTGGGTACGACTTATCTACCCCGCCCGCTGCGTTGTAGAAGACTAGCCCGTTTATGTTGTCCAAGGTCACCCGACAGTGACCGGAATCGTCCCAAAGCCTCAGAATGTGACCGCTCTCTATGTCGAGGTTCCACCCGACCTGCAATGAACCGCTCCGTGTCGCTACCCCGTGGATAGCCATGCCGGTCGCATCTTCCTTGAAGTCGATTGGGTATGCAGCCACTCCCAGGTGGAGCGTGAAGGTCACAGGGTTCGATGAACCAAGCACTGTGTCGTACGCAGAGATGACGAACGTGTACGAGGTGGCAATGTCACAGTTCGTAACGTACGCCACGCCTGTCTGTGTAGCGAATGTGGTAGGGGTCTCGCCTTCCTTGCCCACGCCTACCGACAGGGAGTTTCCAGTCAGATTCGTGTACGAGACTGTGTAAGTCACTCTCGCCACTGTGCCGGAGGACTCATCGGGCGTGAAGTTACTTCCTGTGCCGGTACCCCTTGTGACCGCTCCTGTGATGGTCGGAACTGAATACGCCGTCACATCCACTGTCGTGTTCGTGGAAGCCGTCCGTCCTCGGCTGTCTGTCACTGTCAGAGCCAGTCCGTATGTGCCTGCCGCAGTGAACGGCCCTATCGATACAGTAGTCGAAGAGGTTCCGCTTGCAGTGTATACAACCGAACCATTCGGGGCAGTTACTGCGAACGTGAAGGACAGCGTTGCCGAAGCAGCTGCGGTAGCCGTGATGCTGACCCCAAAGGTAGTCCTGTTCGTGAGGTTGTACGATCCGAAACCGTTAATCCGAGTCACGCTGAGACCGGCAGTCGGATTGTACGTGGACGAACTCGGAACAGTGACTGTGATGCTCGTGCTGCTCGTCCCCATCGAGGTCGCATACGTGCTGTCCGTGAACGCCTCAAGCACGATGGTCAACGCACCCGTGTTGCCGGTTGTTATCTGATTCGCTACCGCCGTGGGAATCGAGTAGGAATAGGAATATTCAGTTGTCCTGTTTGGGGCTATGCTCGTTACATCAGAAGACCAGTTACCGCATGACAGATGCAATCGGAAGCAGTGTGCAGTTGCGTTCGGTGTCCACTTGATGGTCGTGCTTGAGCCGATGTTCGCATCCGTGCCTGTCACCGCAGGCACCCTTGGGATGGTTGTCAGTGCCGCAGAACCATTGACAGTGATGGAACCGAGTGCTGTTGCCGCAGAAGGAGCGGTATAGGTCGCAGTAACCTGTAACGTGGCGGTTCCTGTTGTACTGTCATGCTGTATCGTTCTCGTGCCGGAAGCCAATAGGTACGGACTGCTCTGACTTGTGCCTCGCAGGTCAACCGCAGGGTATGTGGTCGAGGTCGAGCCATTGATCGTGACCTGTACAGTGTTTCCGTTACTGTAATGGTACTGTGACTGTGAACCTTCCTGCGTTGCCCATATACGGAAATACCAGGTTACTGTCGAACTGTTACTTGCGACATCGACAGATTCCGTGTAGTCAACCCTGGCTCTATAGTAACTTCCAGATGTACCTGTGCTTGGCGACCATCCCGAAGCAGGAATTGTAGGCATTAGTTATTCCCCCGTGTAGTAAACCATTCCTCGATGAGGAACTTGAACGCTTCCGCATCCTTCCTCTCATCGGCTCTCTGCAAACAGACCTCTTTCGGCGTGTCCATGAACACTGCCTTGTCTGCCCGTACCCTGTCCATTGCACTTTTGACTTCCGCATCCGTGCTTGCTATCGACACAACATACGCATCCTTGAAACCGCCTTCACGCTCCCGTACCATGTCGAGGAGCGAGTCGTACAGCTTCAGTGCCATCTCATGCACATACAGGTCGGCATCGTGGGGGTCGTTCCCACTGATGGCTTGATAGATGAGGTCTACATCGCAGACCACATCACTGTAGGTCATGTGTTCCTTTATATAAGTGCTTTTGCCGGAACACGGCGCACCATAGACGAGGTAAACCATAATCACCCTATTGATGTGTCGCTGACAACGTAGTTGCTGCTGACATACGCCGTCATGGCATAGACGGGGTATGCGCTCGTGCCAGTGGCAGTGAATGTCATGACTCCGGGCAGACCGGCAGGACTCGTGCTTCCGATAGTGTTAAGCCCAACACCATGTGCGTAAACCCTGTAGACTGTGTTATATTTCTGGACCTTGAATATCTCTGAAATATATATGTAATTCGAGAAGTCCGATTCCCAACTGGAGCCAGAGGTGTCGCAGTAGACATATACTCTCTTGCCAGCCTTCATGGCGTTGAAAATCTGAGCGTAGGTCATGTCCAGTTGCTTCGTGGAAGTGTTCAGCGTAGCGTATGCCACTTCCATGTTGTTCAGTTTGGTAGCCGTTATCGTGTCACCCGTCTGCCATGTGTTGTTAGTGTGCGCCATATCTATCTCCTTATCCCGCAGTTGCGGTGCCGACTATTGCGGAGCCGACTATGTTACTGCCCGAAGGCCCTGTCGAACCCTTGTAGACCAAACGGAAATGCCCCGACTCAGCCTTAATCCATGTCCATGTGCCTCCGACCTCGTCCGTATCATTACCTATCTGTAATGCCGTGGTCAGAATACCGAACCGGAAGATGAAGCCTTTGCTGTTGATCTGAGCCTGCAAATCCCCGTTGATGATGAACTTGATGCTCTGACCATCGTTCAGAATCTCGCCCGTGTCATACACGCCGGAACCTTCCGAGGTCTCCCTTTGGAACGTGGTATGCACACCTGCATCGTCCACATAGAACTGCTGGAACAATGCCCCGTTCGTGAAGTTGTAGAAGTCAGTCTTGACCTCGTCCATCAAGGCAGCCGTTTCGTTGATGTCGGCAGCAAGCTTCACCAAATCTCCGTTATTCGGGTCATCGATGGCAGTTATCCTTGGGATGATTTGGACAGTGATGTAGTTGTTGAGGTCAAACACTTCGCCTGAAAGCTCGTCAACCTTGCCGTTTGCGGTCTGCGCCCCTTCAATGGCGGCATCCGCAGAGGTCTGCGCTCCGTCAGCCTTTTGGTCAGCATCACTCGCAGTCTTGTTCGCCTGTGTCAGAGCTGACTGGAATATCGCATCCGACCACTCGGTCGTGCCATCCGTGTACTGGGTCTCGTTACAGACGAAGTAGTACTGGTAGGTCTCCGTCCATGTCGGGATGGTGTCTGACCACTGCTCGTAGACATCACCACCGCCTGTATGGATGTCCGATGCGGATGTGGGACTTGCCGGTGCAATGTTCGATGCCGAGCAGTAATAGATCTCTTTGATGTAGTAGACACCAACTCCGGCTTCTCCTGCCACGCCCCTCGGAGCCACCGCAGATAGGTCGAGCCTTGTGTTACTTCCGGTCGCCTCGTACGATGCCATCACACGGATTCCGAATGACAGCGTTTCCGTCATGATGTAGGTCGCGTAGTCAGCCGTGGTCGAGATATAGAAGCAATCCCCTGCGCCGTAGGACGGGTCTGCCATTATAGCCGTACAGCTCATCGTCTGATAGGACTTCAGGGGCAGTGAGTTGTATGTGGGCCATGCAAGCGCATCGGTAGCCGGATCAACGAACAACGGGTTCCCCGAAATCTTGTAGTAGTCCGTCCGCGTTGGGGATGATGCCGCAGAGGTGTAGGTCAGGTCATCGCCGTAGTAGATGACTAGCTTTTCCGGTGGGTCAACAAATTCGTTGTAGACTGTGTACCCCACCGCAAGGATTGAGTCATCGAGCGTGTAGTCCGTGTTCGCCCCGGCGAAGGTCGGCTGTACATATGTCACGAGCCGTCCTAGCGCATCCGTCTTCCACATATGGCTGCACCGCTCACCTACCCACTTGAATAACTGCCGTGCGGATACATCGGCGGTTATCATGTCCTCTGTGACAGGAAGTGATGCCGAGGTGGTGTAGGCACTTGCCATCGGAAGCCCAACAGCCGAAGCAACATTGTTCACGATGGTCGCCGCTTCCGCATTCAGCGAGAAGTTGTTAGCCGATGCCAGCTCCTTTAGGTTGGTGTCAAGAAGACTGATGCAGTCCATCGCATCAGTGATGTCTATGAAGTTGGAATGGATATCGTACTTCGGCGGTTCCATGAGGAACGTGCCTACCGGGCAGTATTCCCATGTCTCCGTGTGGTACGATGTCGTGCTGTCGAAGATGGTCTTTGAGGTGGGGAAGCCGAGTCTGTCGCTTACGGAGCTTTCCTGTCTGTTCCACTTCCGCTTCATGCGTGAGGACAGAACCGAAGTGACTTCCGTCCGTGTCGGAACAGTGGTCGTGCTTGCTTCCACGTTCATGCGGTAGACAGTTCCACCACTCATCACAAGGAACACCCAGTACGAACCGCTGTCTAACAGGAATGCGTGAAGACCGATGGCGTTGCTGTACCCTGTGGCATATGCCGTGCCGACATATAACCGCCCCTGGCTGTTCACATACACCTGCTTGGTCGTACCGCCACTGAAAGTCAGCGTGACTCTTGCCTTGTCCGTGGTGGTCGTTGCTGACCCAGATGACAGAAGCACACCGACTCCGGCCCGTGACGGGAACCGGCTCGACAGGTTGCTGTCACCACGCTTCCCCCAGTATTCGATTGCATCCCCGTACAGGTTCATCAGAGACACGGACAGGGAAGACGAATTGCACTCTCCGAACGTGAAGTCCTGTGCCTCGCAGACTGACCGCCTCACAGACGGGCTTCCGACAACGAAATCCCCGTCAAGGGATGACAGGTAATTCCCTGCGATGCCGGTGTCCACGATCATAAAGTCCTGTGTGGAAAGTCCGTCAAGTATTTTGCTGTGGTAACTTGAGCTGACCGAATAAGCCATTCTGTCCCCTTACTTCTCAATGAATGCAAGCCGTGTCTCTGAGTAGTTGACCTGATACGGAGCCGTGTCCTTCACGTTCCGAATCTTCCAATCGATGTCCGGCATGTAGCAGTTCATCGTCTTGTAGGTGTCGGTCTCCATGTCGTAGTACTCGACCACGCATTCTCTCTGTAATGTCGTGCCGTTCGCAGCCCATGCCGCACGGAGATTCGTCATGATGGTTGTCTGATCCGAATAACTCATGTACGGCATATCGAATTCCACCTTCGTCCTCGTGTGCGGAAGGACCTGCCTGTGCAGGTATCCGTCCGTACTGACCGAGGAGTCTAGGTCGATCCGCTGATTCGGCGAAATCTTGTATGTCTCGTACTTTATGTACTTGGTGGGGAAGGTCCAGCTCCCCACCTTGATTAAGTAACCTGCGTATGCCATTAGCCTGTCACCGCCTTATATGCCTGTGAACTCTGCGCTATCCATCGTCCGGCTGCGCTGTTAGGTGTGCCGAATGGGTCTTTCATGAGGAGTGCCTGTAACAGCTGGTTCTGCTGTCTCAGAAGTGCCGCTTCCTCATTACCACTCGCCACGACCGCCTCACGGATACCCGTGATTTCCTCGCCACTCGCAACGCCAGTGCGCCCGTTAATGGAACCGACCATCTCTGCCTGACCTGCGACTTCACCGGCAAGGAACAGACCGCCTTGGCTTACAAAACCGCCCTGTGCGTACGGAACTACATACGCCTGTGTGATAGGCTTACCTGCCGCCGTCTGAAGCATCAGAGTAGACTTCGCATTCGCCACGAAATGGTTCTTGAAGGTCGCTCCGAGCGTTGCACCGCCCTGTGCGCCTGTGCCTGCCCAGTCAGCACTTCTGAACGCATTGATTGCGCTCTGAGCCGCTGACGATACCACGCCAGCCACATTCGATGCATTAAATCCGTTCTTGATTTCATTGCCCGAACTGGTTCCGCCGCTTGTGAAGTCAATGTTCCCGAACGCATCGAGCGATGCAAGAGCCGTCTGTCTGTACTTCGCAGGAACATTCGAGTCATCTGTGCCGAACTTGATGGAGTCACCAATCCTCTTGCCGAACACCCTTGCCTTTGCAGGCGCATCCGAGAACGCAATCTCGGAATCAAGCTTCGATAGATCTAGACCAATCGGGATTCCAATCCTATCAGCGGTCTTTCCGCCGATTCCAGGAAGGCTAACACCTGAACCGCCGAATAACTCGTCATAGACTTTGAGACTGTCAGCAATGTCTCCTGTGCTGTCGGCGATGTCCTTCAGTGTAGGAGTCAGGTCACCGAACCTCTCAAAAGCCGTGGATTCGAGACCACTCATCAGGGAGTCCACATACTCCTGTGTCCCCTTGTATGATTCGGCTTCGCCTGCCGCCGCCGCCTGCGGGGTAAGCACTGTGTATGTTCCGTCATGGTTGTCTATGAAAGTGGTGCCTGTAATCGGGTCTTCACCATTCGCCCACTTCCATGTTGCATAAAGCGTGATGCCGATTGCCAGTGCCGCGCCTGCCGCAACCAGTGTTCCGATGCCGAGCGCAGAGCCAAGGCCTGCGATTGTAGCCGCTCCGCCGTTGAAGATTGCACTGACGAGTGCCTGCTTCAGGATTGCCGCAGTGAGGTTCGTACCGACCTTCAGAACATTCAGTGTGAGTAACGGAAGAGTGAGCGTGAACAGTGTGCCCCAATCGAGGTTGGCAAACAGCTTGCCTACTTCCTTCCAACCCTCGCCCTTCGAGAATGCCTTGATGCCCTTCACCAAGAAGTCCTTGATGCCACCGGCAATCGCATTGATGATAGCCGCAAGGTCGGGGCCGCTGATGCTTGCAAAGGCACTTCCTATTGCTTCACCAATCTGTCCCATTGCGCTTCTCAGCTTCGCAGGCCCACCAAGGGAAACGAACGAACTGATCGCGCTCGTGAGCATGTTCACAAGCCCTGTGAAGATGGAAGTGGCAACAGTGATCGCGCCCACCCAATCGAACGTGGCAAAGGCTTCACCGATGGCCAAGCCGATTTCACCCATCGCATCAACGAGCTTGGACGGCCCACCATTCGAGATGAACGAATTGATTGCCGCGTTCAGCATGTCTACGATGCCGAGAAGGAACTTCCGCGCGAGGTTAGTCAAGCCTGCCCAATCGACCATCGCAAACGCCGTGCCTATCGCCTGCCCTATCTTGATGGGGACATTGTGCGCCACAAGGCTGTCGATGAGACCGGAAGCACCGCTCACCGCAGAGTTGATAATGTTAACGACCGCCTTCTGAACTTCTTCCGGAGATACCCCGTCAAGGAATCCAATCAGCCAATCGCCGACCTTCGTTCCTAAGTCGTAGAAGTCAAAGGTCTCAAGGAAGCCGTTCAGAGCCTGTAAAGCGTGTTTAATCTTCTCGCCGAACTTGAAGCCGTCAGCGTAGGATTCCCACTGGCTGACAATGCCGTTCAGCTTCTCGCCGACAAACTGCCCAAGCTCGTAGAACTGACCGCTCTCGAAGAATCTCTTGATTTCCTCAACCCAGTTCGCAAGCTCCGTGTCCACTGTTTCCGTGGTGAACATCGAGCCGTAGTCGGGGATGGTCGAACCACCGGCAGAACCACCGGCAGAAGGCGAATTGATGACATTCAGTTCGTCAAACGCCATCAGCTGGTGCATGGCCTTCTCTGCGGCATTGCCCGTGTCGGTGACCGCCTCTGCGTACTGCTTCTGAACACGAACCGCCTTTGTCCATGTTGCCTGCCCTGTCAGAGATGCGAACACCTGCTGAACGATGTTAAAGAAATCAACGAGCTTATTCGTGATTTCCTCAAGGATAGGCGCGGCATACTCGATCAGCGGGCTGAACATGCTTGCAAACCCGTTATGCAGATACTGCATCGAGGTCGCAATGGAATCCATGCTGTTAGCGAAGGTCTTGTCCATCATGAGCGACCACTGATACAGGTTCTGAATGCCTTCGTTCAGACCTTGCGTGACCGTTTTTATCGCCGTTCGGATGGCACGATAGAGCGCAATTCGACCGATGGAGCGGAAAAGGCCAGTAATCTTCTTATATATGCTCGTGATGCTGTTTGCTATGCGCTTGAACGGGGCGGCAATGATCCGAGTGATGACGGAGCCGACCTTGACGAACGCATTCCCAAGCCCTTCGACAAGTCGAATTGTGCCGCGCAGCGCGTTTGAGAATGCACCTTTGATGTTCTTCGCAATGTCGGTCACTCTCTGAATGGCGGTCTCTCTCGCCACCTGTTCTTCCCGTGCCGCCTTCTCTGCCGCCTTCGCTTCTTCTCTCGCGGTCTTCTCAGCAAGTTTTGAGCGAACCTCGGCGGCTTTCTGCGCCGCTCGCGCCTCTTTTTCAGCAAGCCTTTCGCGCTCTTTCGCCGATTTTTCTGCGGCTCTCTGGGCGGCTCTTTCAGCTTCTTCCTGGGCCCTCTGCTTCGCCTTCGCCGCCGCCACTTCTTTCCTCATGGTCTCGGCTTCGCGGGCAATTCGGTCATGCTGAAGTTTCAGTGCCGCCTGGTTGAACCTTTCGTCTTCGCGCTGTTCCCTCGCCCTTTGAGAGGAAAGCCCCTTGTCGGAGCGAAGGTTCCGCATCGCAATCTGATAAGCCTTTCCGATTCCGTCAGGACTGTAGACGCGCTTCTCTATCTGATCGAATACGCTCTCGATTTCCTCGGCGGCATCCTCCGCTTCCTTGCTGAGATTCTCGATGTCCTTGGCAGTGCTGTTCATTCGATCGCCGACAGCCTGCGTAGCTTTGCCCAAGTCATCAAGACTGCTCTGTGCATCTCTTGATGCGCCGCCAAGTCCGCCTTTGCCCAAGGCATCACCGATATTTTCGATGTCCTTTAGGATGCCGGTTTTGCCGATGGGGGAAGTGATGGCATCCCTCAAATCCTTAATCTTTTCGATTAAGTCCTCAAGGCTGTCCATTGCAGACTTGGCATTGAGTGCTATATTAACTTGTAAAGAATCAAGTGCGTCAGCCATTCTGCTCCCTCAGTTTCTCTTGCTCAATATCAAAGTCCCGCTTCAAAGCATCAAGGAAGGACACGACACGCTTCCGTTCAGCGATTATCTCCTTGTCCTTCTCAAGCTCTGTCTTCTCGCGGATTCTGAACGGCTCCTTCGGATAAGGCTCTGCCTTCTTGTTCTTGTCTCGGAAGCCGTTCTGTAATGCGGTGGCAACAGCAACATAGTTGTAGTATCCCTGCCACCATGCCCTCGCGTTTTCTTCGTCCTGTTTCATGAGGTGCATCTTCCGATACGCCACTGCGTTCATTGGGTCACCATGCCAAAAGTCTTCGGTGGTCATCCCCAAGTACATGTAGTACGGAAGCACCTCGTAGAATATCGACTCCTGTGTCCGGGAAGGGCCATTTACATGGTCACCTTCCACTTGGAGTTTTTTGCGGAGTCCTCGGTCTGAATCAGCGTATTATACGGCTGTGCGTAAAGTTCGCCTAAGCGTTCCGCGACACCTTCCGGCAGACCGCCCATCTCATCAAACAGGATCTTGTCTGTCTGAATCTGAGTCATCTGCGGATGGTTCTTGCGGAAACTGTAGTAGAACAGGTCTGAGATGAAACTCATCGCCTTATTGGATGCGTCTACTGAAAAGCCGTGCCGCTCTGCCCATACTACCGAGTCCCTGTCGAAATCAAGGACATACCGCTTACCATTGCTCTCAAGTTCAATCGGATTTACTTTTTCAGAAGCTGCCATGCTCATTCTCCTCTCATGCTGTTTGCGAGACTTTTATAATTTAGAGGGGAGCTATCCTTAGATAGCCGCCCCCCATCCTGAAATGGTATTCGGGGTGATATAGACATCGCCCCTGTAGACTTCGTCCACATCTGCGCCGAAGAAACCGAGGTCTTCGGGGATGCCGGTGAAGAAGAAGCCGGAAGAGTAGCCGGGTACGTTGAACTCGAACCACGTTGCCTTGCTGGATGCCAGTGCGGTTGCCGCAGAGGACACCATAGCAGTCCACTTCGACTTGAAGTCCTTCGTGCCGTTGACAGTGATGGGGATCGTGCCGGGCGTGTTACGCAGACCGGGGATGGAACGCCGCCACACAAGGTCGGCAAGGTTCGTCACATCGAGGTTGTTCGGTTCATCGTTGAGTGCCGGAATGGTGACTACATCGGGGATTTCCGTGAAGGTTGCCGGTTTGGACCCTGCGGAGGTCTCAATCGCATACTTCAGGGAGATGCCCATCGTGCCAAATTCTAAAGCCATGTTAATTCTCCTTATTCTCCATCAGACTCGGACTCTGATGGGGTTGTGGTGGGCAGGGTATCCGCACCGCCGATGGTGCGTGTGAACCTTGCCACAAGCCGTGTTACAGACGGGTCGATGTTCCTCTGCTCTCCGCAGTAGGTCTCGATGAAACCTATGCTGTGGAATGCCGTCTCCGCATCCTTCATAATGCTGTGGCATTCGAGGAGTGCGCCCGACTGTTTGTTGCTGAAAACCTGGACTTGGAAGTCCCGGATGTAATGTGTGTCATCGAAGGCAAGGGTGACATACCGCCTGTCCTTGCGGTGCTGTGCTTCCGTGATGTAACACGCAGGGAACTCGCTCGGTTTCGGCTCATTCTGCGAGGCACAGTACACAGGTCGCTGCTCGGTATTCACCGCGCCCTCGATGTATGTGTAGATTTGATTGACTGTTATCATGAGCCGAATACCTCTCTGCCAATTTCCAGCGCGTGGTCGCGCATCATGTTGTAGGCGGTCAGAAGACCATACAGGGGAACGATGTTGTAGGGGAACTCGTATGGATCTTTCCCTGCTTCAAGCCATTGCTCCCACCTATTGCCATGCTCTTCCGACCATGACCCCGGATAGACCTTGAATGGCGCGGACTTGGCTAGTTCGTGGCTGCTGTCTGAGTACACGCCTGCGCCGAACTCAAGGAAACCCACCTCGGCTCCGTTCGCTACGACCGCCCATGTGTTTTGGTCTACCTGTACTGTGGTCACTTCGACCGCACCGCCGAAACACTCGTCCGCCATCTCTGCGCCGTATGCGGCAAGCTTCTCCATGAAGTCATTCACCTTCACGAGGAAGTCCGTCTGATACTGCCGGAGTTCCTTCAGAAGCCCGTCAAGGCTCTTGTAACTAAGCGTTGCCGTAAGTGTTCTCATTCGCCTTCACCTTCACTTCCTTCAGCGCGTAGGTGATGCTGTTCAACGACTTCGCAACCCTCTGCACTATGTAGTTGTGCGGTGCTGACGGGGCGCATCCCAACCACAGCACGGAATGCTCGTCAATCGGGCAGTTCATGTCCGACAGCACCATTGTGCGGTCGTAATCGATGTCCACTCCGAATGGCTCGTAATCCGCTGTTCCGCGCTGCGGTGACACGTTCGCCCACATGGATACCGGCGCATGGTAGGTGGTCTGTTTCTCGCCTGTCTTGTACTCGCCGTCCATGATTTCCACGGACGATGAGTACAGGGCGTAAAAGACTTCCTGTGTGTTGATTCCGAGGCTCTGCATGGTCACACCACCTTCGCAAACGGAGTGACCTGATCTAGCAGGTCAGAATCAACGGATGAGGCCCATTTCCGACCGATGCCGTTCTCATCGTGTTCGATCTCTCCGAGACCGCCCCGTCTCGAGAACTTCCTCGCCGCCAACTCGCACTCGATGTTCTCGTACTTGTTCGGTACGGGAATCTCTGATGGAATGCTCAGAATCAGCGGATACATCGCATGAAGGACTAAGTCCCTCGCGATGTCGAGGTAGCCGGTCACGACTTCATCCGTTGCCTGCGGGTCATAGTTAAGGAGCAGTTTGACCCTCGCAATTTTTTCTGTAGTTGTCATAGGTCAGCTCCTTTCAGGTCAGTTACGCGCCGACTACCTTGATAGCCTTGCTCTCGTCATACAGGTACGGAGCGAAGTGGCGGTCTGCGGTGACGAGCCAGCTCTTGTTCCGGGACATGCGCTCGGTCTCGACTACAGTGTCACGTTTCGTGAACAGACGCAGTGCGCCGGGTTTCACGATATAGACCGCGCCGGAATTCTTCAGCTTGTTCGATACAAGCACCTGGCAGCCGAAGATCTCGCCTACTGCGCCGCGAACCATCATGCCTGCGGCAATCTCGGATGCCGGAAGCCATGCCTTCGCGTTGCGGAGTACAGTGTGTACCGCCGGGGGAACCACTGCGACCTTAATGCCGTCAATGTCCTCGCCGAAGAGTTCGAGTGCGCCGTTGACATCGTTCGGAGTGATGGTGCTGCCGGATGCCGTAAAGGTCATCGTGGAAGCGATACTGCCGAGGATGCCGAGGAACTCGTTGTCTACGCCGTCAGCGATTGCTCTTGCTTCCTGATCGGTGATTTCGCCGAACGGGTCGCCATAACCGGACAGGATGGACTCGTCAGTGATCTGTGCGCCGATAGCGATTTTGTGGATCTCAACATCCACATAGGACGCGGTCAGCTGGTTGATCGGAATGTCTTCGCCTTCAGCAACAGTGGTCGCGCTGCCGAGCAGGTTGAAAGCCGGAAGGCTGACCTTAGATCCGGGTCTGCCAACGAGCGTGGTGTCCACAGTCGCAAGCGGAAGGAATCTGATGAGGTCGAAAAGTTTCTTGTCGATCATGTCCGCCATTACCTGCGGATTGACCAGACCTTCTAAGTAAGTGCCATTAGAAATAGCCATGATATGTTCTCCTTATGAGTTTCGTAGCGTGTTGTACAGTTCAGGGTCTGAGTTGTACAGGTCGTTCATCTCCTTGTACGACATCGCCATGAACTGCTCTTTTGTGTACTGTTTCGCGCCGTTACCGCCGGATGCCGGAGGAGGCGTTCTACGGACGGACTCCGCAGTGATTGCCTTGTCATGCTCAGTGACGAAGGACTTCAGAAGCGGAATGAACGCGTCAAGGTCACCCTTGTAAAATGCGTCCGTCACATCCTTTGCGGTGGCTTCCGAGAATCCTACTGAGAGGAATCCCGCCTTGCCCTTCTCATTCCTTGAAGCCGTTTCCAGCTCCTCAAGCCGCGCGAGAAGTTTCGCCTTCTCCTCGGCTTCCTCTTCGGCTTTGCGCTCCTGTTCCGTCTGACGTTCGCGGAGTTCCTTCTTGTACTTCGCGGCATCTGACGAAGCGTTTGTCGTAGCCTGCTTCAATTTTGCGTTGTCAGCCTGAAGCTGCTCGATCTGAGCTTTCAGGTCTTCCACGGAAGGCTCAAGGCCCTCTTCATTCGTGATGTTCTCGTCTGCCATTTAAATCTCCTTTGCGTTGTATTAAGGTCTCTTCTCTGAGACCATGTGCGCTTATAGACATCTCCGTCTGTATATCTGAAAGCCCGAAGGCAATCATTCTTCTAGAACTCTGATGAACTGGAACACTGTCATCGTTTCGTACAGCATCCCTTCCTTGAATGCCTGGTTCCGGCAGGCATAAAGTGCGTTTGCGATGTCGCGCTTGCTCATGCCACGGATGACCTCCTTGTACTTCCGCCAAAACTTCCGCAGTGCCTTTCGGGCGGCTATCGTCCACTCGCCGTACTTCGGGTCGTTAAACGATGGTTTCTGAAAGTCGTAGTAGCTGAAGCAGAAGGTGCTGAGTACGCTTTGCCGAAACCCCTCGTCTTCACCCTTGTCCTTGAGCTTCTCCGAGAACGCTATGCGTACCTTCAGAAGTTCGGGGTAGGTCTTTAAGATGAACTCGTCCTGTCGGCAGATGCTTCCGTCACGCCAGCACCACAGGTAGAACGGGGTCTCGATGTACTTTTTGTATTTCTGAAGCGTGTAGCACAGGCGGACGAAGTAGCCGTCCTCATGCACTGTCAGTTCGGGGTTGAACTTGATGTTCTCCCGCTTCAGAAAGGCCCTCTTGAATGCCTTGCCGTGGATGAACGTGGCATCGTTGTCGTGGCGCACTATCCGCGCCTTGCCCTCACCATCCCTCGCTTCCTCGATGAATGCCGAACTGATGTAGTCAGGGCTTTCTTCGATGGCGCACAGGATGAGGTGGATTCCGAGTGCATTGAGGAACATGTCATCGCAGTCGCAGAACATGACATAATCGCCTTTGCTCTGCTCCAAGCCGTAGTTCCGCGCAGCCGATACTCCGCCATGCCCCGGATGGTGGTGGTAGACCTCGCACTGAAGGTCTGAGTAAAGTTCTTCCGGCACATCCACAGTGCCGTCTTCCACTATGTGGAGTTCTATATCTGACCAAGGCACGAGCCGCTGTTCCTTAATCGATGTGAACAGATGCTCGATGTCCTCGCGTTTTTCGTTGTAATGCGGAATGACGATGCTTAATTTCATGACTGCACCCCCAGTTCGAGCCACGCGCCGTACTTGATGATGCAGTACCACTTGAACTCGTCTTCCGTGTTGAAGTACTCTCGGTTCGCCGGATGGTTCTGAAAGTCCTCTGTGCATTTCACGAGGAACTGGACTTGCCTGTCACCTTCGGGGGTACGCTTGAGCGACCATGTGTAGTCGTAGTACCTTCGAGTGTCCATGTAATCCATGAACGGCAGGTCATGCTCCTTGCAGAACCGCTCGATCTCCTCGTACTGTTCGCATATTGCGTAGTCATCGAAGATGGTGGCGGAACCGCTTGAGTCGTTCCCTCTGCGGTAGTAGTACAGGGCCTCGTTCACGAACCTATAGTCCCTTGCCATCGCCCGAATCTTGAACGACACGCAGGTGTCCTCGTAGTTCTGACCGCCCTCTCGCCAAAAGAGTTCGTTGTCGATGATGAACTCCCTGCGGTAGATCCCGGCAGGCAGAAGCACCACCTTTCCGAAGACGAGTGCCTGTTCCTTGCCCTTCAGTTCGATGGGGTTGACTCTGAGCCACTTGTCCGGCACCTTGAGGTAATTCGGCTGGGTATAGCCGGTGTCCCATACCCCGAAGAATCCGCAGACCACCACATCGGCTTTTCCGTCATACTTGGGATTGGTAGCCATGTCATAGAGCTTTTCGTACATCCGCATGGAGCAGAAATCGTCCGCATCGCATTCGGCTATGTACTCGCCGGTCGCCATCTTCCATCCCCTGTTCACTGCGTTCGCCTGTGAGATGCATTCCTGATGCACCACTTTGAACAGCCACGGGTAGTTCTCTGCATACGTGTCGGCAATCTCGCCGGACTTATCGCGCGATCCATCATCAATTACTATGCATTCGAGGTCGCGCACGATTGTCTGATGCAGAATCGAGTCCAAACACTGCTCGATGTACTTCTCAGCGTTGTACATCGGGACAATGACGGACACCTTCGGTCTTTTGTCCATCTCATACTCCTCTCAATCTCGTTCCGCATACGCCCACCTGTATCCGTATGCCGTATGCTTTAGACCGGAAACGCTATTCCATATATTTTTGAAACTAAATCCGGTCTCTCTTTCTGCGGCGTGCAAACTTTCGTACTCCGCCACGAATTCACCATCTAACGAAAACTGCCGAACCGCTTTCCCGTTTGGATGAGGTTTTACGGTAAGAATTTCTTTTTTCTCTTCTTCCGTTATCGGCTCGTCAGCATGTCTCCAATAAAATCCATATGCCGTATAACTCTTCTTTTTACACACCCTACTGATAAGGGTGTTCTCGCTCGCTCCAATCGCTCTCGCCGCATCGTTGAGTGAAGAAAATCGATTCACAAAATTGAGTTTTTTGTCGTACTGAAGTACCGGGATGCTATGAGCTTCAATCGTTTTCTGAACCGCTTCCCTCGGCATCTTTCTTCCACGATTTTTGTCGGATATCTCAGCTAGATGCTTCAGCAATCGTTCCCTAGTTTTAGGGTCTTGCCACATCTTCCTAGATGTCTCAGACATGAATTTTCTCTGTTCATCCGTGACGGGTCGACCAGCGCAACCATCTCCTCCTTCTGTGCAGTTGTATCCGTATTTGGGGTTGTTGGACTTGAATAACCTAATGAATCCCTTCTCGGCTTCCTCGGCTTCTTCCTTTGTTAACCCGTACGACAGAACCGTGTGGCTGATGTTCTCCCACCCATATTTCTTCACGGCTTTCCCAAAAAATTGCTCATCATAACCATGCCCACAATTCCACCTAGATTCGGGGGAACGAGAAGTGATTCCGATATACCGTTTCCCGTTTGGACATTCGTGCATATACACGCAATAAGTTCTATTCATATGTGTCTACTCCTTCAGTAGCCCTTGAATTTAATCGGTGGGAAGCCGTCAAGGTCACGGGGTTCGGTTGCGCTACCTATCCCACCGATATGTGCTATTTAAACGTGAGCCAACAATGGCAGTTGCAGTCCTCTTCGGCTACCCCAAACTGTCCGGGGTATTCCGCATGGTTGCCCATGAATGTATAGAATTCTGCATCTATCGGCACTGTCGTTCCGTGTAGGTACATGTGTGTGTCCCTTGAGTTCACGAACATACAGTTCCAAGTCTTCGTACTCGCGCCGACCTTTTTCGCCGTCCGAAGTTCCGAGTCATTGAACACCCTGTGCGAATCCGTCTCAGCCACTCGCATGATGTCCTCAACGGCCCCTGTCTTGCAGTACTCAGAAACACGCTCAACGAAGTTCTTACCTGCCACCTTCCTGTAAACGCTGTCGAACATCTCCTCTGTATCGGGGGTTATCGGCTCGTGTCCGAACATCCCTGTGACATAGTCACTGCCCATGAGGTACGAATCGATGAGGAACTCAAGGATTATGTCCTCGCATTCTTTGGCGGGTATGTGCCTGCGTTTCTCGCCGCCGTACTCATACCCAACCACCAACTCTTCAATCTTTGTTCTGATGATGTTCAACTCATCCCAAGGGAAGGTCATCGTTTATTTCCTCTCGGCATCCCTGTAGTGCGCCGCAACGAATACTCTCTGCGAGTCGTTCACGGCAGAGGAACTGCCGTCACCACCCTGTGCGGCAAGGGCTTCCTGTCTTTCTTCCTCTTTCTTGAACTGGTACCATTCCATGCCCATGTTGAAAGCTTCCTGTGTGTCAACGAACAAACCGCTTGCCTCGTAAGCTTTGAGGGGGTGTACCAACGGACTGTTCAGCATGGTCACAAGGGTCTGAGACTTACTCAGAATGTCCTCGTAGTTCCGTCTCGTGAACTTGATGTCCACATCCGCAGGGTCGAATTCCAATGCGTCCTGTGAGGAACAGATCCGGCTCACCACTCTGAGCATCTGCATCTCCGGTTCGTGGAATTCCGCCTCGAACTCTTCCGCTCTCGTCTCCACTCCCTGCCATCCGTCACGAAGCACCACCGCTCCGTTGTTGGACGAATCCCCTGTGTTACCTGTACCCTGTGAGGGCATTCCGGCAATCACATTGATCGCATGGAGCAGGGAATCCTTCAGAGTTTCGTTGTCGCTCTGGGAAAGGACTTCTGAGATGACCTTCACTTCCGGCTGGTGGTCACCCACCGACTTCAGAAGGATCATTCCGGCTTCGCGGATGCTGTTCGCCGTCACGCCTTCCTCAAGGTCGCAGTTGTACAAAACGAGCAGGGATTCCACGAACTGCCACAGCGAATCCATACGACCGGAGTCAAGTTCGTTCACCGCGTCCAAGAGGTCTAAGACCACCTCAAATGCGCCTAACCGCGCTGAATTTGCAGGGTATTCGATAATCGGCATCATGCCGAGGCTGTTCTTCTCGACCGAGGTCAGCTCGCCGTCTGAAACAGTGAAAATCTCGGTGTCCGTGTACACTGTGCAGATGGTTCCGCCGAACACTCCGGCAGCTGACGCGCCCAACGGCAGCATGGTCTTGTACGATACCGCCATGAGGGGCCGCCTCGTGTAATCGTTCGCGTACACGATGAAGGTGGTGCGCGGGTCAAGCGTGTACAGTCTGAACGGCACCTTCTCCTGTTCCCTCTTCGGGAAGGCAAGCCTGTAACCGGTGCCGCATATCATCTGCCGCTCGACAAGTTCACGG